GCGGAAGCAGTTGTAGACATAGGACCAGTGTTTATCTGGTCCTAGTTTACCTCAATCAGCTAACAGTGCGGCCAAGCAGGTAGCCGTCGATGTCCTCGTAGCCAGGAGCGGTATCTGGTTGCAGATAGCACACTTCAACCACGAAGTAACCTTTGCGGTTAGCAGCAGAGTCGGCATCAGAGATGTACCAACCACCGGAGGTCGAAGTAGCAGTGGTAGCACCACGGGCATACACCTTGAAGGTGGTAGCGGCAGTCAGCTCCTTATAGACACCGGAAGCGTCCACACCAGCAGCGCCAGTGGCGGTCAGCAGGGGCAGCTCGCTATAAGCAGCAGAAGCACCAGCGAAGAACACTTCGCCGCCCTGAGCACCAGCAACGGTGGTGGTGAGGTTGGCCTGAGCCACAGCTTCACCAGCGCCTACTACGGATACAGGACCGCTGGAGTCGCGACCGAAGGTAACCACGGTGCCGGTGGCAGCGTACACACCAGAAGCCACGGTGCCGTCCCAACCGGAAGCCACGGAGACGGTGGCGCGGTAGACGTAAGCTGGGAGGGTGCTGTCGCCAGAGATCACCATGCCGGTGATGTCAGGGCGAGTGTCGTCATTCCGATAAGGGGAAGGAACGATCACAGTGCCGGTAGCAACTGCACCACCACCAGAGGTGTTGGACACAGCCACGTAACCACGCTGCTGGAAGTATTTCCAACCAGGGATGGCCAGCACAGCAGTGGGGCCACCCTTGGAAGCGTCGTTGCTACCGCTGTCGTTGGTATCAATGTTCTTGTACCAACCGTTCAGAGGCTCTGCCCAGTTGCCTGGGAAGATCTTTTTAGACGAAAGATAGGTCATTTATCTTTTCCTAGAGGTTAACTATTATGAATATCAGACAGTGCCGTCGTCCTGGACAAAGCTGAATGCGGTGGTCACGAAGTCCTTATTCAGGATCTCGAAGCCGGCATACAGTTGCCAGATCAGGATGATGAAGCGGCTGAAGTCGTCGTTGTTGTTGATGAGCACCTGAGCGTTCGGGCCGCCGATACCCACGCCAACGGACTGAGGACCGAAGAAGTAGCCTTGGGCCACTTCCTTGGAAGCGTAGTTGGAACCACCGTCGAAGGAAGCGGTGATGTTCTTGATCGGGAAGTTGGTCGACTCGAAGAACTTCACACCTTCGAACTGAACGCCGGTAGGCATCACAGGTTCGCCAGCCAGGAAGTAGCCTTGGCCAGCCTGGGGACCCATGTAGAAGCTGGCGTTGTTAGGCATCATGGGGTTGCCCATGTACATGCCTTGGCCAGGGTTACCAGCGTAACGAGCGATCTCACGGAAGTCAGGATCACGACGCAGGTGCATCATGAAGGTGGGATCGCAGATGCAACGATACAGACCATCAGAGAAGGTCGGAACGTTACGCTTACGCAGGTCCTTAACAACGTTCAGCAGGTCGGTACGAACCTGGAACTGCTGGGTCTCGTTATCGTACTCAGTGGAGGCGTAGGAGATACGACCGGAGGAATCCTTGGTCTTACCGCCAGCGAAGTAGTAGCCACCCTGAGTGGTGGAGGCAGCACCGTTGGCTTCGGCTTTGGCGAGTTCGTCAAGGAACACGCGGTCGCGCCAGCGGCGATAGTCGTCGAGCAGGGTCAGGCTGCCGATCGACTGGTGGAACATGTTGAGGTTACCGGTGTCCAGCAGCAGGCGCTGGGCGGTAATCAGGGTTTCCCGAGCAATCTTGAAGGTGCTGGGTTGGGTCGGATCGCCCGGGTCTGCAGGACCGGTGTACTCCTTAAGCACCACCAGGACTTTCTCCTTGGTGATGTTACGGCTGTTGGCGGTACCGATGGTCTGGTCAGCAATACGCTCACGGCTGTCCTTAGTACCAGGGGTTCCCCAGAACTTATAGCGATCCAGCTGAACGGTCTGACCAGGCTGACGGGTGAAGTCGTGGACAACCACAGGCTCAACCGCCATCTCTGCGATATACGCAGGGTGGGGGCGATAAAGCTCCGCACCTAAGATCTTTGGAAAGTCGTTATCAATGAACACTTTGTTTTATCCTCCAGTGTCGCAGGAAGTGTTTTATCGGGTGAAAGATTCAGACACCGTGTGTCTTATCTAACACAAATTTTAGCAGTCGGTAATTTATTCAATCACCGACTAACTATCACTCCATTACAAACAGTTTGTTTGAAACGGTGTTTGGCTGAGCCTGGTTCAGAACGCGCCAGGCATTCTGGGGATCACGAGCCATCATCTCGTTAAAATCACCCCAGAAATTGCCGGGCTGCTGAGGAGCTGCTGCGGCAGGAGGGGCAGGCATTTGACCCAGCTGAGGCTGCATCACCTGCTCGGTGCGGTAGCCAGGGGTCTCAAGCTGAGCTTCGTTTTCGTACACGGGATAAGGACCTTCGGGACCGAAGAACTTAAGCGTGTAATCGCTCAGCACATCGGGGTTGGTGAGAATTTCGTTGTAAGCCAAGTTCTCTTGGTGCTCATTCACCGCGAACTCGGCGTAACCCTTGATGGTGTCACTTGCGCGGTTTCCCCACGCGACGGCGCTGTCCAGCATTGTTTCCAGCTGGAGAGCGTAGTTGTTCAGGATTGCCGGAGCTTCGATCCCGAACGCTTCCACCACCTGGCGGGACTCCTGGCTCATCCCCACGTAATCCGCGATTGCCTCCAAGGACGGACTCGAGGAGGTTTGGGAAGAGCTGGGCGAGTATGCCTGGCTGGGATATGAGGTCGGGGGAGCCGATTGTGGCGTAGCTTGGGGGCTGGTCAACCCGTAGTTGGCCGGGGTATAGGTCGTCGTTGCCGACTGTTGACCCTGGAACGGGGATGGAACTGGTGCGCTCAGAAGGTTCACCACCTTGTTGAACGCCGATTCCCACGGATTGGAGGTCGATTCCGCCGTCTGGACCGATGGGGACTGGGGGGCGTACTGAGTAGGGGCGGATTGGTAGCTGGGGGCTGCCTGAGGTACCGCTTGGGGGTAACTGGTACCCACCTGATAAGCCACCGGAGCCTGGGGCGCCTGGGGTGCTGCCACCACGTAGCTGCTTGGAGCTACCGCTGCGGGCGACGGTTGGCTCGTCTGTGGGATCGATTGGACGGTAGCGTCCTGCATAACTCATCTCCTTTTGTAGAGCTTCTAAAGTTCGATACAGATATGGAGTTAAATCCAATCTTGGATCCGCAGCCATCGGAAGATCCGGTGATTGCGGGTGGGGGGTCTGCATCATCCCGCCCACTAAGCGAGCGAACTGAGAGTATGCACCCTGTAGTTCGTTCACCATCCTGAACGGGAACCCAGATAACATCTCGGCCCGTTCCTCATCCGTCTTAGACGGGAAGAGGTACTTCAGTGCTTCAATGCTATCAACACCTAATTCTTGCAGATTTCGTACAACAATTGAGTTGTTGAGGATATCTTGCGTCGAATCTTCGTAAACAGGTCCCGTCCATCGCCAGAGCATGGTGACATCACCGTCTGGGATTAAACCTGTCACGCCGGGTGGAATCTGTTGTGTTTGAACAGATGCCATCATCAATTGTTTTATTTGCTCATTGAATCCATCTAATGCAGCTTGATATAAGTCTAGTTCATCCGGAGATGCATTCTCGGACGGAGGAACTGGCTTCTCAATACCAGCAGCAGCAGCTAATGATTCACGGAACAGTTTTTCTTCTTGGAAAATAATCAGCTCAAGACAACGGCAGATACCGTGGGTGTAAATGGAATTTGCTTTTTTCTTAGATGTCGCGGATACGCGACCGAACAGGGACTTGTACTCAGTTGCAGTAACGCCAGCAGAAATAGAAAGCTCATCCACGCCACCAAGCGCCGTACGGATCTCTTCCCTGAACTGCCGGGCAAAAGCGTTCTGGTCACCAGTAATAGCGTCGGGAACGATGTAACCAACGCGGTCGTTTGGTTCCAGGTTTGCAATAATGCGGGGAACTCGGATTTGACCATCGAGGCCACGAGAAACTGGGTCTTGTTTAAAGGTAGAACGACTCAGGGCACTGGGACTACCAAAGCCAGAGTTCGCTGCAATGGACGGACGTTGGATGGCACCGTCTCCACCTGCATCAATCAGGTCAGTCTTGGGACGTGATGAAAGCAGTGTCGGGTTGCCGAAGAAGGTGATGTTCTTCCGCATGGTGCGAACCAGGTCATCGTGCGTCACGATCTGGTTGGCAAGTGAATCGAACTCACCAAAACCCTCCATGGCAAAGCCCTTCGGGTTGTTGAAGATCTCTACGCAGGGAATAAAACCAAGAGAGTTCTTGAACTTCTTGGACTTACCAGGAGTAGCGAAGGAGGGCATGTCAAAAGACATTTCACCTTCTGAGTGAGTTTCCTCAATCTCGTTCGCCTTGATCGACAGCTTGATATAACGCTTGGCTCCTTGATCACCAGTGATGGCGTTACCACTGACGTTGGTGACGTTGATGCTGTCACCAAAGCCAAAGCCACGACGCACCTTATAGCTGTAGATGATGATGACTTCTTCCAGCTCACCGTCTACGTTGTAGAAACTCCGGTACTCATGCTCACGGAAGTAATAGAGCCGGTAGTTCTGTTGCGTAGGACGAATGTAGAACAGGCCCTTACCGTCGGAAAGGAAGTAGTCCCAAATCGAATCGAGGCGTGTATCGATCTGGTTGTACTTCAGAACGCGATCGATAAAGTCTTTGCGTTGGTTGCCGAAGTTGTCTTGGCTGGGGAAAAACTCGATACCCTGACGGATACCGAAAAGTTTCATCTGCGCCAGGTGAGACGAGACGATGCTGGTATCAACGACGGTGCTGCCATCCTTATCAATGTACGCATTGATAATCTCTTGAAGTCTGGCCTTAACGTCGGATGCCATTAACTATTTCCCCTTTCTTTGATACTAGCAGTTATTCAGGAAACGTATTTGCCCTGGAAACCAGCGGGCATTTGACCTAACTGAGGGCCACCAAAGAACTGTGCATTTTGCATGCCACCCATGTTCCCGATCGCATTGGGAAGATTGCTGCTGCCATAAGCCAGGGGGAGCTGTGGGCCTGCACCGGGCATGATTCCACGGCGACGAAGCTCTTCATTCAGCTGCTGGTTCTCTTGAGTGCCACCCTCATAAAGACGACGGAGCTGCTCACCGGAACGTCCGCCCAATGCTCCAGGGGTGCGATTGATGTCAAAGCTAGGGGTACCTGCCACATAGGCTCCACCATTACCGGGCATCCCTGGAACGCCGTACCCACCATCTGTTCTAAGCATCTGCCTAACTTCTCAATCTTCCTATTTTACTCTTCTAAAACTTCGTAGCCAGCAGCGTCATTTACTTTGCTGAGGACAATACCTTCACCACGGACATCCCAGTTAAGCAGATCGCCTTCTTGCCAGCCCAGGTCTTCGATTACTTCATCAGGCAAAACGATATATTGATCACCGTTTTCGTCTTCCTGGACCTCTAGGATGTAACTCATTTGGACAAAAGCTTTTCCATAAGCTTATCAAGCTTATTATTTATTTGTCGAAAATTCTCATGCATTTCCTGGATTTCGCGCAGGAAGTCCACCTTTAAGACGTACTCCATGGGCATGCGATTGATTTGGTCTTCCAAGAGGTCAATCCTGCGTTTTTGTGACCCAATGTAGTCGAAGGCTTGCTGGACACGCTCCTGTTGCCTGTCTAGTATTTTGTTGGCAACCCAGGAGCCCCCTGTGATTGCTGATACGATCGACGTAATTGCAATGGCTACGTATTCCGGACCCACGACCCAAAAAGTCTTTTTACCAATTCTAAGGTCAGAAATCAAGTTGTAATTGACCCTTTCTCATAAGCCCATTGACCAACCAAACAAGAGCATCCACACAGTCATCATGGCTACTAACGCCGAAATTCGTGAGTTCCTCGAAGAGATTTGTGAAGTTGCGGTACCGGTTAAAGATGATCTTTCGATCTTCAAACATACCGATGATGCCACGAAAACGTGCCAGCTTATCTGCACGGAAGCCCTTCACTGGGTGCCAAATCAGGTTGTAGAGACTTTCGTCATTGAGGCAAACCCGTTTGAAATCAGCTTCGAGAGAAGCCTGGTACTGAACGGCTTCTGACCAAATGTCACACGTTGAATAGGTCGGGAAGTAATTGCCGTTGTCATCCTTGCCAAGGATTGACCAATCATTGAGAAGCTCTTTCATAGCATCGAGCTTCTCGAGGTTGCCCATCACCCTGATGCGGCGGTAATCAATGATGTGGATGCAATCTCCAATGCGACCGCCCAAGACCATAACAGTGTAATCGTTCTTTTCCTTAACGCCAGCAGATAAGTCAACGCCCATACCAAGAGTGTCGAACTCCGTTGAGATCTCCGCTTTAACAATCAACTCTGGTGCCAGGGACAGCTCATTCTGTCTGATCACCTGATTCATGTACTGGAAAGAGAAAGCAATCGGTGCTTGCCTTTTCTTTTCTTTCAAGTAATCAAGCGACCACATCTCAGGCCAGTAAGATTCCTCTTCTCCCGTTTTGGGATTATTTTGAATCGCTGACAAAACAATCTGTGTCCAGTTGTTCTGCTCGTTGAATGTAGTGGAGTGAATGTCATCATG